AAGGTAGGTCCGCTATTTTTGTGTTGTGCAATATGGGGGTCATTATCTAGTGCCAAGCCAACGCAACCGGCTTGCGCGGCTCGCCACTTTAAGTCATCAGTTTACTTCTTTTTGTCTACCCAGATGCGAAAAGCGCGCTTGCCATAGTCCTTGGCATAAATGCGCTCCCCATTCCGGGTTGTGGTCCACGCGACAAAAATGTACATGAACACGCCCCCTTATTGCAAAATATTATATATAAACATCTTGCATGGCAGGCAAATATGTGCTACACTGACAGTGCTAAGTATCATGCGTAGGCCGGTCACACAATCGTCTATCCTGCAATAGATGATTGCAATCGGTCAGCGGTTGGGTTTTTTACCTGACCGCTTTTTCTTTTCTATCCGCTTCCGGTCTTGGCGCCTTCTTATTCTGTCCAAGGCAAAAATCTGGTTCTTTGCAACCGCATGAGATACCCCGCATTCTCTCCCGATTTGTTCCCTGCTCTTTCCTTCAATCAGGTTGATTGGAGCAAGGAGCTCCGCAGAAAAGATGTTCGCCTGTCGCTCTGGATCGAAGTCTGGAGGTACACTCTCGAACGGGTCCAGCTTCGCGTACCGCACGCTTTTTTCGTCGTGGTAATAATAGTGTCCTAGTTCGTGGGCCAAGGTAGAGCGCGCCCACCAGTGCCCTTCAACCGCTGCATCATATACCGACCGACGAACTTTAATTGCATTGATGTGCGGTACGTACTCTGCCTGTATTCCTGCCATCAAATCGTCGTCCAGAACCTCCAGGTAGAACGATTCATCAGTTAATGGCAGTACGTTCTCAAGGAAATGCAGAATTGGAAAATACGGGGTATCTGCAAGCCCTAACTTTGCCCGCAATAAATATGTATCTCTGCGAATGCTATCTCTTGTGCGCGGATATGCGAGTTTTACGCCGAGGTTATTAGGCACGTCGTTCATCCCTCCGTCCATTCGCTTTCCCCTTCATTGTAGACATAATCCTCATTAGGTCTTCGTCGCTCAGACCATCTAGGGTCCTTGCGAAGGTAAGCACAGCTTCCTTTTTTACATCCGACATCCCATTTAACGGGATTCTAACATCGCAAGCTGAATTATCTGCCGCCTGCCGAAGTTCGTCCGCTTTTTCTGTGCTTAAGTCATATGCCTCGACAATCTTGTCGACCCAATCGGACGGAATACGTCGCTTTCCGGTCTCCACTGCCGAGAGGTACGCAGAAGACACCTTCAGTTTGTCGGCCATGTCTTTTAAGAGCTCTTGTGCGCCTATTCTAATAATGCGAAGGGCTTTCCCAAATTCGGTCAACATGGTAGCCACCCCTTTCTAAACATATATTAACACAAGGTGTATGCAAAATCAACACTTTTTGTAAAATTTTTCTCCACAAAACGAAAAGCCCGCCGACCCGGAACTCAATCCAGGCCGGCGGGCTTCTCTTTATGCTCTATCCACTTACACCCCGCCCCGGAGCAGCAGCCCCAGCACGAAAGCCACCACGCCGGAGATGATAGCGGCCACCACCGCATCCCACCTCTTGGCGGGCTTCCCTTCCAAGGTCTCCACCTTGCCGTCCAAGCGGTCCAGCGTATCCGCCATTGTGTCCTGCTTGGTCGCCATGACCTCCACAGAGGTAGCAAGGCGGGTAAGGGCGTCGGTGCTCTGCTCCAGTTTGTCAATGCGGCGCGTGTTGCTTCTGGCCCGCTGGTCTACCTCGGCCAGCTTCACCGCCTGCTCCTCTGCATCCATATCTTAGCCCTCCTTGGTAAGCTGCTTATACACCTGATTGATGCCCGTGGCCGCGAGGCCGGAGACGATGCCCACGGCGACGGCGGTCATGTAGTCCGTGGCCGGGAACTCCGGCATGACGAACATGCCCAGCACGCCCAGCGCGCCGCCCGCCACGCCCACGATGACGGGGATATACTTGTTGTCCAGCCCGGTCGCCTTGACGAGCTGCCCCACCAGGAAGCAGATGACCGTGATGACGGCCACCCCGCCGATGCCCAGAGAAGAAATGTCCATTATGTATCTCCTTTCGGTTGACAAAATCGGTCCTTTTTAGCAATTTGGTTGCACACCTGTCCGCGCAACTATTTCGCGGTCGCCAGCTTGCGGAGCAGGTCGGCACCGTAGGTGTAGGCCGCCAGATAGTCCACGGTAGCCGGGTCCAGGCCAAACCGCTCCTGGACCTTCGCCCGGTAGTCCGTTGCGGGATTTCCCGCCACGGCGGCCTGGACCGCCGCCCGGAAGCTGTCCATGCTCTCCCCATGCTGGGGCCACCAGTGCATCACGTCGGCGTGGTTGGAGGCGATGCCCGCCTTGTACCCCTCGCTGTGGCACAGAATATCCTTGAGCGGGTCCAATCCGTACTCCTTACACAGCTTTGCGCACAGGGCCACAGCGTGGCCCCACACGGCCCGGAAGTAGGTTTCCGTCTCCGTGGGTGTGTAGGCCAAGTAGGAGCCTGTACGCTTCGCCAGCGCCGCCAGGGTGGCCGGTCCGCAGCTCCCGTCCGCCGTCAGGCCCAACGCCCGCTGACAGGCTTTCAGCGCCGCCTCGCACCCCGGCCCGAAGGAGCCGTCAACGCCCTTGGGGTCGTACCCCCGCGCCTTGAGCTCCATCTGGAGGCGCTGGACCGCCCACCCGGTACTGCCGCGCTTGAGCGGCGCCCACTCAATGGGCAGCAGGCGGCATTCCTGGGGCTCACAAACCTCAAACGCGATATGGGTATCGTTGGCGCTCCTGCCGCTGGTCCCGGTCCCCGCGTGCCAGCCCCGCCGGTCCCAGGGGAGCGTCTGGAGCACGCCCTTATCGTCCACCATGGCGTGGACCGCTTTATCGACGCCGGGCTTGTCCCACTGGCTCCGCAGGGCTTCCACCATCACGCCGGGTGCCGCCGTACTATGTACCATAATGCCCTTGGGCTTGATGGTCCGCCCGCCCGTGTAGCAGTCGTTTTTGCTCATGTACTTGGCGATGATGCCGTCCACAGGCTTGTCCTCCTCTTTCTGCGGCTTGAGCCACACGCACAGATAACTGTATACCTTCCGCGAGGAACGGATGGTCTCCCCGCCCCCAAAGTCGCATTGAGAGCTGCCGCCGCCGTCCACATAAATAGCCGTCTCAGCCCCCAGCCGCCGCAACTCCTCCTGTACCTCCTCCAGCGTGGCCGCGTCCTTCGTGCCGTCTCCGGAGCAGTAGAGGATGAGCTTGTCCCCCGTGTGCGCAATGGCCGTCCTGCCGCGGGTGCCGCCCAGCTCCCCCTTCGGGTCATAGGGGATGCTCCCGGTATCGCTCACCATGGGGCTGAGCAGTTCCACCCCGGCGATATAATTCAGCCGGGTATCGGCGGGCAGAGCCTCCATGCGGATATCCGCACCGTTGTTCCAGGCGAAGCCCCAGCACCCCCAGGGCGCACGCGCCAGCACCTTCCCGTCCGCCTTCAGGTGATGGGTGGGCTTGCCGTTCCCGCCGTAGAACCCGGCGTTCATGGCGTAGTCGCATCCGGTGTCCCGCTTCACCTGGGAGATCAGCCGCCCGCCGCCCTGCACTATCGCTATCCGCTCAATTGAGCTGAGCGGGATGGTCTTGATGTATTTGCTCATACTAACATTCTACCCCTCCTATTCATAGAGCACTATCGACATGCCGCCTATAAATGCGTCATCGTATGGACCTATTTGGCCGGACATTTTCCCGGTTGACTCGTCAACTTCTATAAATGTTGTGTCTCCGTTTGATCTGTTTCTCACACGCCATACCCCATCGTTTTTCTTCCAAACGGTACAGTATGAGCCGCCTGAGTACACAAACGGGAATAATGCATACGATATGTTTTTGCCGCGCACAGATGCAGGGAGATACCACATTCCGTCAGATCCGAGGGTCGGTTTGTCTGTACAGACCTCCGGCCCACCGCCCACCACCGCATTCGTCTTTCCTATCATCTCTCACGCCCCCTTTACACAAACGATGCTGGGAATGGTAATCGTGGCTGTCGGCTTGGTCTTGCAGTAGATATACACCCCGCCCGCGTAGCTCTCGCAGAACGGAGCGAAGTTGCCACCAACTGAATCAGCCGCCCCGAAGGCCACATCGGGCCGGTGGGAGGTGGTCACGCCCGCGCAGGCCACCGCCGCCCGGAAGCCATACCCCTGAGCGCTGTAGGTGCTGTTGGCAGCCCAGGCCGTGGTGGCAACCGTCTTGCTGGTGAAGACCAGCGTCTTCTTGTCCACGTACTCCTCGTTGGCGATGCAGGTGAAGCTAGGCCACTCGTCAGAACCGTACCTACCTCTACAATAAATATAACCGGGCTCTTCCGACGAAATTGCAATTTGAGTTTGCGCCCCCTGTGGATTGGAGGCGTTTCCTGGGAAGTCGAGCGCCAGAATGTATACCAAGAACTCATCACAATCACTCATCTTGTACATACCACCGCTTAGCTCAGACAAAAGCGAAGAGTACAGCCAATATTCGTTTTCGTCTTGCCCCAGGTCAGTGATTCCATGGATCTGCGCCAGCGCCGCGTAAAACGCCGCCTCGCTCCCCGTGTAGCCCGCGTCCACCGCCTGCTGATAGGCGCTCTTGCCGTCTGCCCCGTTCAGCTTCCCGGCGTCAAGTTTGGCCTGGAATGTCTCACCGTCGGAGAAGATAACCTGCTCTGCGCCCGTCTCATGGTGTTCGATTTCGTAGGTCCCGTCATCCCGCATACGATGCCGACGGATTTTAACAATCGGTTCCGACACCGTGAAGCTCACGCTGCTCCCCGCGTTTGTCATATCTACAGCCGCAGCCACTTGCACCGCGCCTGCCTGTTTTGCTGTATATGTAGCCGCGAGACCGTTCCCTGTCAGATTCCCCGGCCCGTCTACGCTCCATATCACGCTCAGGTTCGCCGGGGACACGGTTGCCGTAAACGTGGCTCTATCCCCAGGGCGCATCAACCCAACCTTGCCCGGAGAAATCGTAAGTGTCACCGTACCAACCTGTACAGTGTGAGTTCCGCTTGACGCAGACAGCGTGTAGCACTCATTCTGGGTGTCATACTTGGCTGTATTGCCATCAAACAGCACAGGGATATCCAAGGCGCTGACCGGCTCCCCATCGCACATTATGGAGAGATAAATTTTGCTTGTGCTTATCTTGGCGCTCTGCCCTGCCGTTACCTCTACAGGGGTGGCATTTGTATCTGTCCAGTACTCGGCCAGAATCTCGCCGTCCACCGCCGGCAAAAGCATGAGCGTCCAGCCTGCCCCGCTGCTGCCGCCACCCGAACCTCCACCCATATCATTGCCTCCTTATGTTAATATTTCGTCCCAGTAGTCGCCGGGGCGCTGGCCGGCCGGCTGTGTTGCTGACCGGGTAATGCTTGCAAAATCACCTGCGTGTTTCCCGTCCAGGAGGTCCGCGTTGAGTTTCGGTACGGCAGTGGACGAACTCACCACCAGCGGCGGCGTCCCATCCGCAGCCCGCGCTATGAGCTGTTCGCCGCTTACCGACCGCTCAAAGATTGCGTTGAGGAGGGCGTCCCATTTGTACAGGCGGTTGCGGCCAACCATATTATTAGGAGAAGCCCACGCATCAACACCCAAGAACCGAATGTCATTGATATAAGCGTTTCCGGATACTGCGTTGATGCTGGTATTTCGAAACGTGACTCGATATGCATAATGGTTGGTAGGCTGGGATTCTCCCCCGCCGAATGTCCCACTGCGGAAATAAATGATGTTGCTTCCGGCCCAACCGCTTACAGTCGTCCAGCCTTTCAACTCACTAAATGTTGTCTTTTCCCCAATGGTAGAGCTTTCTATTTTGGCCTGGCATTTGTTTCCCGCCGTGGATAACCAGCAATATATTGAATTGAAGCTCACATACCTGTCACTGGGTACGATAGTGACTCTCAGCATGGAGTCCGTAGTCTGTGCGTTTGCCGGGTCAGCGGCCACAGTGGCGGAGCGTTTACCGAGATAAATTGGAGAGTCCCGCAGCTCTGCAAACAAAGCAAACTTAACCGAAGACGACGCCCCATAGTCCTCCCACGTAGCGCCCCCATCGTTGCTGTACTCAACTGTAATAGCTTCAGCAGGCAGCCCGAACGACTTGTTGCTGGCCGCAGAGCCAATCATCGCGGCCGCAATCGGGTCAAGCCCGGCTGCGGTGTACCCCTCGCGCACGATGTCTGACGGCGTGGGTTTCCATGTGCTGGGCCGCGCCCCTACGTCGGCGGCTGTGGGCTTAGCTGCATCTGTATAGACCTTCTCCCATGCGCTCCAAGTACCCGTCTGCGAGGAGTAGGTGCGGATTGCCATGCCGTGCTCGGCCTTTTCCGATGAGTACGGCCACGCTATCTGTGTACGATAAGATGTGGCCGACACGCTTCCGCTGCCAGCGTTGAATATCTGCATGATATACACAAACCATCCAGATACCGGACAGTCTTTTGCATTGTCGCGGTGCACCAGCATCAAGCTATCCGTCAGCGTATCGATATCAAGCGATGAGGAGATGGGATAATATTTGGCGTTTCTTGGTATCGCTGTCTCATCTACATACCCGAATATATCCATGCGCTTGTTTGCGGGGTCGTACACGGTGGCTGCCATGAGACCGGCGCAAAACTCCTTTATTTTGGCCCATACCGCAGAAAGGCCGTTATCGTCAAGAAACTTCGCCATGGCTTACACCAAAATGGCCTGAAGCTCGGCGGCGGTCATGGCTGTGAGGTCCGATTTCGCCCAGTAGCCGGACAGGTCCACGTCGGTGCTGCCGATTTTCTCCCACTTCCCGGCAATCCACATAAATTCGTCCTTGGAGTTCTGGCCGCTGCCGCCGTTGGGTACAAGGTAGATAACATTCGCCGTTCCGGTTGCAGGCAGGGTATCTACCGTCTGGACTGTGATGTGGGCGGCGTCGGCTACCGCCTTGGCAATGGCTGCGTCCACCTCAGTGCCGGTCATGTAGTTGGCAAGGGCGGTTGCAATGGCCGTCTGGACGCCCGCGTTGGTGGCGTAGTTGGTCAGGGCGGACGTGATAGCCGTCGCCACCGCGTCAGGGGTCGTGTAGCCGTCCAGGGCGCTCAGGTCGGCTTTGCCGGCAAGGGCCGTCTTGATTGCGGCCCACAGTTCGGCCACGCGCGCAGAGTTTAAAAAGTTATCAGGCATTTTCATTTCCTCCATTCAGAAGTATCTTTCTCAGCTCGTCCGCCGACATGGCCGCGGGCAGATTGTCAATGACCTCGCGCAGACCGTCAATGGCGTCAATGGGGTGCTGGCTGGGCTGGCCGCGGCCCTTTAGGTCTTCGTGCTCCTCTACGCTGACCGGCGTCCCCGTATCCTCGCCGCCAATCCACCAGTTCCCGTTCTCACCGATGTAGGGGGTATCTCCGTCCTTGCCGTCATCGCCTGCCGGCCCGCGGATAATCTTTACTTCGTCTCCGTCAACATGGACAGGCGGCGAGGGGCAGCCAAAGATGATATCAAGCACGGTCAAACACCTCCATCGTGCAGGGTCCCTTGAAGGTATTCTTCTGCGGCCCCTCCTTCGGGTCCTCTCTAATCAGGGTCATGTACCACAGGTAATGACCGGGCGTGAGCTTGCCCGTCTCCTCTGCGGTAAAGAGCAAAATAAAAGCGCCGTCGGCGATATCGCCTTTGGCGTAGTCCTTATGCAACACCTCTTCGCCGTCTCTCTCGATGGAGAGGCGGATTTTGTCTGTCGGCAGGAAGTCCCCGCCGATGACCCGAAACGGCAGCGGGAGGCCGTAGTCCCCTTCATGCATTGTGATGTGGGTCCCGGTTGTCTGTAGCATGGGTATCGCCTCCTTAGTAGTAGATAATGACGCAGCCGGGAGCACCAACACCGCCGCTGCCGCCTAGCCCTGGGCTAGCAGCACTGTTTAATGGGAGCGCGGTGACACTCAGGGTATACGTTCCAGCGCCATCCCCCTTTGCATATAAGGTCGTCTCCTGTGTTAGACTCACAGAGGAGGACGCACCCGCACCGCCGCCGCCCCCGCCGCCCCCGCCAGAAGACCCAAACGTGGAAGCGTCAGCTCCATTCGCCCCATTTCCTCCGCGTCCGCCGATAATTCCATATATGGTACCAGTGGACCCAGTACTAGAGACTCTGATTTCGTGTGTACCATTTGGGTGCATTTTTGCGCCATTGCCGTTGGTGCCGCGGTTATTTCCTGACCCACCGCCAGCTCCGCCACCACCAGCATTCCCTATTTGCCCATTCAGCGTTCCTATCGTATCTTTGTAATTCCATGTAGGGTCGTCCTTTTTGGTTACACTGTCCTTGACGGTACCGCCAAGCATCGCCGAACCACCTGACGCGTTACCTACGGATTCACCATCGGAACCTGAAGCACCACCCATGCCGCCGCCCTGACCATTCGACCCCGCCGCCGCGTAAATAGTCCCGCTCATAATATCAACAAAGCCACCAAAAAAGGTAGACCCACCCTCAGAGGATACTTCACCGAAAATGCTTTCTTCTCCCAGTGCTCCTTCGGATACGCCCGCCACGCCGCATGAGTATGTAAATGATTGGCCCTGAAAGACGGTAATATCTGTCTCAAATACCTTACCTGGGACCCCTGCGGCGCCCCCACTGCCACCATTCCCAGATGAAATCTCCGAAGAACTTGCGCTTGTTGAAACGGAACCCTTAGTCCAATCAGTTAAAGTCACTTTCGTGCTATTATTTGTATATCTACCGCCGCCGCCCGTTCCAACACTGCCATCCTCACCATTGTGGCCCGCTCCGCCCGCCCCAATAGTAATTACACGAATCTTTTTGATTCCTGCCGGGACCGTCCAAGTTCCGGTCCCTGTCAGCACAACGTAGTGTTCAAAGTCATTCCCGGACCCCGTGGGTACATAGCCGCCCGTGATGGTGGTGTCTGCCTTTAGCGTGTTGGACATATTGATATCCATGGACTTTATGAGGCCGGTGTCTACCTCCTCGAAAGGGTTGGTGTAGCGCACGGAATCTCCGGGCCGCTCCTCGCCCACAACAAGCCCCATCGTGGCATGATAGGCCCCCGAATAGTAGGCAAGCACGCGCTCGGTCACACTCGATGAGTTGACCGGGCTGACCAGCGTAGCGTCCGTCACGGAAACCACGTGCTCCGTCCCTGCGGGCGCTTCCGCCTGCTTGGAGATAATCTTGGTCTGGTGGGAGTACGCCTTGCCTGTCAGGGTCCCGGTGCCGGTCAGGACAGCGTGGTTGACCCCGGACGATACGATGGTCAGGCCCGAGGAGGCCGTGAGATTGTGATGCGGCCCATCGAAGGTAACAAGCTGATTGTTCGCCGTCCCGGACCCGTCGGTATTGTCAAACAGGGTGTTGGTCTGGTCGTTGGCGCTGGCAAAGTAGACGTGCTCTGTCACCTGGGCTTCGGTGGCCGGTGTACTGTGGTCGATGCTGCCGCCTGCGTACAGGCGGTCGGTGCTGATGAACTTTGGGTCGTTGGCGGTCAGGTACTTGATGTTCAGCGCCCCGGCAACCGTCTTGGTGATGCTGGCACCCACGGCGAAAAGGAGCTGGTGGAGATTGTCGCGCCGTGTGGCGTAGGGAAGCCAGCCGTAGACCTTTACCGACTTCACCTTATCATCCACGGTATACTCGGCCATGCCGCCGATGATATCCGCCAGCACGACCGCCGCTGTCTGCCCCGTGTAGAGTCCGCCGAGGTGCATGGACCCGGCCAGCAGCCCCACGGCGGACACGCAGGACAGGTCGTAAATGCTCGCGCCCACCCGCTTCACAGAGGATAAGAAGAATTTCCCGATGAGTACGTTATCGTGCGTATATGTCACCGCCTCGCCGTAGGGCAGCCCGGTTAAGTCCACAGCGCTTTCCACTGTGGCGTCCAGGGTGTCTATCGACAGCTCTTCCCCTGCGATGGACTCAGCGATATAGCAGGAGCCGGACTTGAGGTCTTCCCCCGTGAACGTCCGGCTCCCTACAGTAATGGTATTGTGGTTCATGGTCCCTCCTAAGTACGCTCGGGCTGCATGGCGACAAAGGTGAACGACAGGTTCCCCCACAGGTTGCGGCCCTCCTGCATCAGCACCAGTTCATCATCCAGGTTCGTTACGTAGGCCTGGAAGGTAAGCGTGCTCTGACCATAAGGCAGGATGACGGTGTGATAGTCCACGGGGGCGCTTAAGACCTGATACAGCGCGTCATACTGGGCTACGTCCAGATTGCGGGTATCAAGCTGCATGGCGTAGTTGTAGTAGGTCCCGACGATATCCCGCATCATTCGGCCAGACAGCATCCGTCCAACGCTTTCTCCGTCCAGGACGCGCCCCTGGCGCTTTAGACCGCCCTCCGGCACTATGACGTTGTAGGACACGCCGTCCACTTTAAATACTGGCTTCATTCGCTCACCTCACCCTGTAACCAGCGATACGCCGACGCGCTTTGTTTCTGCTTCGATATGAGGCTTCAAGACTCTGCCGAGCTGGGACAACGACCCCCTGAACTCAATCTTGATATTCGGTGTACCGCCCATCCCCGCCGTCTCCTCGCGGATGAGCTGCCGAAGTTTGGCGTCTGGCACCTCGTAGTTCGTCCCGCTCTTCTGGTCTCCCAGCACCGCAAGGAACTCCCGGTTGGCCGGAATAACCGCGCCTTGGGCAAGGTGAGGGAGATTTGCGGTGGAGAGGGCATAGGGAGAACTGTAACCGCTGGCAATACCACCTCCGCGTGCGCTGGACGCTCGCTTGTTTGCGTCGTGTACCGCGGCAACCGCAAGCGCAATGCCCGCCGCGATACTCCCTGCGGCAATCAACGCCCCGCCTATTCCGGTCAGCGCACTGGTCGCAATGGCAAGGGTAACAATGGCTATCGTCAACACACCAACTACTGCTGCCGCTTTTTCTAGCGGTGACATATCTTTCCATGCTGAAACCACAGCAATGGACAGCCCCGCAATTAAACCAAGCAGTATCTTGAGCGGGCTGAGAACGCCCACCAGTTTTGCCACTCCGGCAATCACTGTACCAAGGGCCCAAGCAGCAATAAAACCGACAACCAAGTCTGTAAGCAGCTCAATAATCCATGGATGCTCCGCGAGGAAGTCAAACAGTTCCGTTAACTTTGTCAAAACGAATGGGAGCGCTGTCTCAATCAGCCAAGATAGAAACGGGAGAACAATTCCCACCCAAATTTGATATAACGTATCGCAAATAACTTGAAGGATCGGCTGATATGCCTCTAAATAGCTTCTGAAAGCCGCCAAAAGGGGTTCAAAGTTTAAGGTTTTTGCCCACTCAACCGTTGCATCAATGATTCTGCTTATCGTATCTAAAACGATGTTAAAGTTTCCGATAATAAGCGTTAAAATTTCCTGTCCATTCCCGTTCGCTTCCCAAGCGAGGCGGAATCGCTCCGCCAGGGTCCCGGCCAGTTCCATGATTCCCCTGACGATTCCCTGAATTGTGGTGAGGATGGTGACGCCCGAACCACCAGACCATGCAGCCATAAACGCCTCTCCTACTGAGCGCAGCAGTCCGATTATGCTTGAAAAGGCGTTATTTGCGGCGGTGATTACTGCCGCCCCGTGAGCATCCCAGCTCTCCTTGAAGGGAGCAAAAAAGTCCGTAACCCATCCTTTCAGCTCTTGGAAGCCTTTCCGTAAGCTCTCCAGCATGGCCGTCAACTTCTCCGACAGCCCTTTAATCTTTTCTCCTTCCGTCGTTGTGATGCCGCCACCGCCGCCGATGGACGGAATGGACGGGATTTCTATCTCGCCGCCGGTCGCCGTATTCCCAGTGAGCTTATTGATTTCATCAAAGGCTGCAAGGCTCTTTTTTGCCGCCTTGTTGGTCTGCTCAACAGCGTCGGTCAAGTCGCCCTCACTGTCAACGCTACCCTCAATAGCGTCGCCCACCACGGATGCGTCCTCCTGGGTCTGCTGCATCTGTGTGGAGGTCCCGCCGAAGAGGGTTGTTACCACGCTGTTGATGGTGTTTGCCGCGTCTATCATGCCGGAAACAACTTGGTTGAGCGTCACCACCAGCGGGCGCAGCACCGTGATAAGCGCCTGACCAATGATGCTCATGAACTCTTTCCACTGCTCAGACAGGATGCGGGTCTGGTTGGCCCAGGAATCTGATGTGCGTGCAAAGTCTCCATGGGCAAGGGATAGCTGCTCCATAACGAAGCCGTAGCGCAGGCTCACTAACTCGCCCTGCGTCATGGACTCCAGATTCCTGTTGATTCCTTTCGACAGCGCGTAGGCTTTCAGGTTGGTCTGGGTCATAACCACGCCCAAGTCCTTTAGGGTCTCGGTCTCCCCAGTGAATACGCTTTTCAGCTTTACGTCCGCCAGCTCTTGGGAGATGTTGAAGAAGGACGCCACATCCCCCGACAACCCAGTCAAGGAAATTGCCATATCGGATGCGGCCTCGTCAGCCATGCCCATGCCTTTTGCCATAGCCATATAGGTACTGGCCGTCTTCTTCGCCGCCAACTTGGACATGCCAAAGTTCTGAATAGAGGTCTCGGCGAAGTCCTCTATTTTGTAAGACATATCGCCAAAGGCCACGTCCACGACGTTCTGCACCTCGGCCACATTGCTGCCCAGCTCGATAGCGGCCTTACCGAAGCCCACCAGGGCCTTGACGCTGAACGCCGCCACAATCACGCCGCCCAGCTTCTTCACTACAGAGCTGAGGCCGCCCAGTTCGCCTTTCAGATTGTTGACACCGCGGGTAAAGCCCTTGTTGTTCAACGATGTATCAATGACTACTTTTCCGTCTGCCACTTGCTCACCTCATTTCGGGCATAAGAAATCCACCCATGAGTGAATGTGGGTGGCAAAAGTTCTACGTGACTATTTTGTTGATATATGGTATTCTTTGGATGCGAGGAGGGATGTTTTGTGAAGTGTCCAAAATGTGGAACTGAGTTTCAGGGAAACTTTTGCTCTAACTGTGGGCTACGCCGCAAAGAAACCGCCAAAAAATGCCCCAGATGCGGCACAGAATACGTAGGGAAGTTCTGTTCAAATTGCGGCTATACAGATGCAGATCCACAGTTCGATGAACCGCCCCGTGTCAATCTTCGTAAACCGCAAGCGTTTGCCCCCGGATGGCGCGGTACGGTCGGAAAGATTTGCTTTGCAATTGCTGGGATATGCATTGTATCCATTGTAATTCTATTTATGATTCAGCCAGATGACGAGCCCGGTATCACAGCCAGCGGCGGTTTTAACCCTTCAAATACTGCCTCCGTATTGCCTGACGCAATAAAGGTTTCTGCGTTGGATTTGGTCACTGCCTACGATGATAATGAAGTGAACGCCGAAAAATTATATTTGGATAAGACGCTTGAAGTCACCGGCATAATCAACTCTATCGGGAAAGATATTTTTGATGATGCATATGTCACGCTTGGGGATGGCACAAAATACTCGTTCAAGACAGTACAGTGCTACTTCAATGATGACCAGATAGACAGGGTTGCTCAGCTTCAGCCCGGAGATACTTTGACAGTGGTAGGATCGAATACAAGCGGCACCTTGGGTGTAATCATGAAAAATTGTACCATCACAAGCAGAATCGTTGCTGATAGTTCTACCTCCGCCTCCGGCGTTACGCTAGAGCAGTTCAACTCCATTGAAACAGGAATGACGTATGCGCAGGTATGTGAGGTATTCGGAACCGAAGGTGAACTTATATCTGAGGTTGATATCGGAGGCAAGGAATACAAAACGCAGATGTACTCTTGGGCAGGCAACGGGTCGCTAGGGGCAAATTGCAACTGCACATTCCAAGGCGGTACGCTGCAATCAAAGGCACAATTTGGACTAGAATAGCTCCAGCCGCCCTCCAGTGTGGGGGCGGCTTTCTTATTCACCCAGGAGCTTTTTAATCCGCTCCTGCTCCTCCAGTTCCTCGGCGGAATACTTCTGCTTAAAGTCCACCTTCTCCCGGTTCTCCTGGTAGAACTCCCGCTCCCAGTCAGAGAGCTTCTTGCCCTTCCGCTTCTTCTCCCGGATGGACACCACCGTGGAGAGCTGCCCCTCCCCGATGCCGTTAAACCACGCCAGGAAGGTCCACCAGTGGCAGAACGGGAGTGCCCGCACCTCACACCCGGCGGTCTTGTTGATGTCCGCTATGATGAGGCTGCGGTCCTGCTCCCAGTCGATGGTTTTGGGGTGGGGGCGGCTTCCAACCTCTTCCTCTCCCCCGTTGATGAACCAGAACAGGGTCTTTACGGCCTCCGGGTAATCCGACTCGGGCATACGCTCAAAGTCCTCATAGAAGAGCGCCAGAGCCACGTAAGCGCGGGTTTCCTCATCCTCAGCGTCATTCAGCCGGGAGATGATATTCAGGATATCCCGGTAATCGGCGTTGACGGCATATTCTCTCCCGTTGACCTCCAGCGCCTCCGGCAGTTCCCACCCGGTCATTTTTTCGCCCGGCGCTGGGCGCGGTTCTGCTTGGCCTCGGCCACCGCTTCCGCTGCGGCCTCCTTGCGGTGCTGGGCAACCCCACGCTCAATGTACGGAGACAGCGCGTTCAGCAGATTCACAATGACCCTCTCGCCGTTCTTCCCCACAGCCATGACGTTGACCCCATCAAGGAGCCGGTCGAAGTCGTTGGCCGTGCCGAACACCCAGGAGAGCTTTTCCTTGACCTTTCTGTCAAGCGCCTCCAGCTTGTTCAGGGCCGCCCCGGCAATTTCCATATCATCCCCGCCCGTCTGCTCGATGCCGGAATACTCTTTTTCCAGTTCGGGCAGCTCCTTTGCCAGATGAAGGAACCGCTGATATACGTTGAAATCGGAGGCGTTGAAGCGCAGTACGCCGCTGTCGTTAATCTCCAGTTCCAGGAGACCGTTGTCTACAATCAGTTTTTCCATATTGTCCTCCATCATGGGAGAGCGGAGCGTTTGCCCCGCCCTCCCCTATTTTTAAAGGCTTGTGGGCGCGGTCTTCGCCGTAAAGGTCTTGGAGGTCACGTTGAAGGTGCCCTCTTCCTTCTCGCCGGTGTAGTGGATGTTGAAGGGGATCTGATAGCCGGTGTTGTCGCCGCCGTAGCTTGTGACCTCGATAACCGCCTTTTCCTTCGTGGCCGGATAGGCGCTGCTGCTTGCCGTCTCCCAGAGCTTGACCTCCACAACGTCGGTATTGCAGTCGTCCAGGACCAGCCCGCCGTCGATGATGGCCTGGAGCCGCTCAAAGAGGGGGTCGCCCTTCTCGGCGTAGTAGGGCTCCACGGTGCCGCTCTTCTCGTACTTGGTCACCAGGACTGAGGTCTCGCCCAGGATGTTGCCCTTCTTCTCCACGTTGGCGGACATTTCGGGGGAATACTCCTCCAGGTCCTTACCCAGGCGGACATATTCGGCCTCGCCGGTCGTGGCAGTGTTGATGTAGTGGGCCATATACTTTCGTTCAATCTTTGCCATTTAAGTCACCTCATATCTTTTCTTGAATGTCACGGAGAGCTGGACCATATAAGTCGCAATACCCTCGCCGCTTTCATACAGCATCCCGTTCTGCGCTTGAATGCTCTCCTGCTTGGTGTCGGTATTTCCAAAGGTCGGGGCCAACCCCAGGATGCTTTGCTCCTGCACCCATTCCTGGAAGCCCATTACCCAGTCTGCGTTGACCGTCGCGCCGGCATCATCCCCGGGCGCTTTCTCAAACACACAGTAGATGCCGAAATTGTACTGATTTGTTACCTCTACATTGCCTAAAACGTCTTCCCGGCGGTCAACCGCCACCAGCCCGGACGGAAAAATCCCCCCGTTGGCAGGAACTTTGTCGGTATAGTCCACCTGGAACGCGCCCAGGATGTCAAACTCCGGGTAGGTAGTAATCCACTCCCTGATTCTTTCCAGTGCCGTCATAGCGTCACCCCTTCATTCTGATGTACCGCTGGAGGTCGCCAACCATAGCGGCCCCCTCTGCGGCCGTCAGCGCCCGGTCCCAGAACGGCCCGGCCAGCGGGTTCTTGGTCTTCGTGTATCTCAAGTCGCGGTCCGTTGCCCGTTTGGGCGGCGCTCCCACCATGACTTTGCCATAATACAGGTATTTCCCATATGGCACATCCGTCACAATCTCAGGCTTGGAAATCACGGTCTGCGCCTGAGTCAGCTTGATAGTCGCCCCGGTACGGTACGGCATATATTTGATGATGCGCCGCAGGACGTTGGCAGTATGGAACCGCTGCACATCTCCGGTCACCGCCAACCCCTTTTCTTTCAGGAGGCGGCGAATGGGTTTCATGTCCAGCCTCACCTTCCCGGTCGCGCTCATCCGCCCGCCTCCACATGGACCAACCGTCCCTGCCAGTACTTCGGGTCCACGTACTGTACGATGACGAGCCCCGGCACTCTGGACGGTATCATGGCGGCCCACGCCTCCCGTGAGGCGATTTCCTCACCTACCCCAAGCAAAACCTTATCCCCCACAAAAACCCCCTGTACAGCGCACGGGACGACCAGGAGAAAGGAGTTTACCTCCCTGCTCCCGGTCTTGTCCACGTTCTGCGTCTTGCGGAAATCCAGAAACGCCCGCTTGGCGACTGTCCGGGTGTAGGTCTCCCCGTCCTTGTGGTAGATGGTCACGGTTTGATTGCACTCGGAGTAATCCACCGGCGAATGCGGCCTGACGCTCAGCATCGTCCACACCCCCTGTAGACATCCAGATAGAGGGCGGCGCAACGGTACAGCTCCTTGGCCTGGGCCTTGGGGCTGATATCAACCGCCGTACCCTGGCTGCTGGACACACTGCCGATAGACGAACTCTGAGGCGTATTTGCGGCAGTCTCGAAGTAATAGAGCGCGTCAGCTATAGCACAAACCGCCATATCCTCCGCCCGGGCATCAGGGGCAGTCACCCGGTAGAGGCGCTTAAGCCGGGCAAGCTGCTCCTGCGCCCGCGAAGCCAGCCGCGGGAAGTCGGCGGGGGGATGGAGCCGCCCATAAATGCCAGGATGTAAAAATCATAGCCCACCATGGGCGGCGCCTCCTTACTTCTTGAACTTCGCCAAAACCACCTTGGCCTCGTTGGAGAGGGTGGCGATATAGTGCTTGTCGGCGGATACGTCGGTGGTGCGGGAGAGGGTGTGCCGCTCGGTCTCCACGTTGGTGTCCCGCTTGAGATAGATGGTGATGGCGGGCATCTCGTCCTCGGTCTCCATATCCTGCTCCAGCTTGACGATAGGGCAGGCGTAGCAGTCCACCTGAGAACCGGACGCGCCCACCTTCACCACGGGAACCTTCTTGGACGCCACCACGCGGCAGTTGCAAATCTTGCCGATTTCGCCGGACATGACCACGCCGGAGGTGTACTTGTCGGCAGACAGGAAATCCGGGTCCTTCCGCAGCACCGTCACCTGCTTGGGATGGACAAAGATGACCTTCTCAGTGTTGACCTCCTCCTCCAGCAGGTCGATGGCGTCCACGATACCGGCGTAGCCGATGGCCTTGGCGGAGCCGTCATAGATGAGGGTGGCGGTCTGGAGGGCGTCCATGCAGTCGTTGTCCACCTTGGATGCGATGGCCTTGGCAATCTGGCCGTTGGCCTCACCAACAGGATTGCCGTAGCCGGAGAGCACGGCCTCGTCGGTGAGCGTCACAGCCTTCATTGCCTTTTTCACAGCCGCGGTCTTGGTGGTGGTGGACATCTTGGCGGGAGTGACCTCCACGCCCTCGGCCACGTCGTCGGCGTCGCCGATGTAGCCATAGGAAGGCACGGTGATGGTGCTGCCGGGTACGCCCTGGAGGGTCGTATCCACCTTGGCAAAGGGCGCCACCACCAGCTTCTTGGGGATTTTAGCGGAAATCATATCCGCCATGACCTCGGGGTCGATGAGCTGTGCGAGTTTCGTCATGTTGTCAGCCATTTTTCATTACTCCTTCATCTGTTCATATTGTTCCGGGTTACTCTGCTTGAACTCAAGGCGTTCGCGGTAACCCATCTTGTCGAACGCCTCTTTGGTGACCTCAGTCAGGAGCTTGTGCGTGCCGGTCCCTGCGGCGTAGGGGGGCGGGGTCTGTGCGTCCTCGAAGAGATAGCCGTTGTCCTTTTTCAGCCCTTCCAGGGCGGATTTAATGTCTGCCTCCTGGTTCTTGCTGCCCTTGAGGGCGTCCAGGTCCAGCAGGGCCATGACAGCCTTGGCGTTGCGGCCTTTGGCGCCCGTGATGGCGGAGGACAGCAGATTGTCAAACTGGATGGCCGCAACACGTTCATCGGCGTCCTTCTGCGCCTGCTCCGCTTTGGCCTTCCAGCCGTCGGCCTCCTTCCGTACGGCATCGATATCCATGCTCTTGAAGCCCTCAATGGTCTTCCCGGCCTCCTCCAGGCGGGCTTTGAGGTCGTCATAGTCGGAGAACTTTGCCTTGGTTGTCTCGATGTCCCGGCTGTTCTCGTCCAGGATGGCGTCAACGACCTCTTTTGGAAGCTCCTGGTCGCCAACCTTGAAGTTTTTTAGAAATTCTCTTTTCATATCGTCCTTTCACCACTGCGCTTTGTTAGCGGGGGTCGCGTCCCCTGTGGCCCCGTAGTTTTGCGACTTCGGGCCGGTCAAAAATGGTATGAAAAAAGACGGCCTTTCGGTCGCCCTCAATCAAAGTGGGTATAAGAAAACCACCGCCCCGAAGGATGGTGGTTTACTCTTGTGGTCTGCGTCGTTGTTCCAATACCGCCCTATAGTCCCACGGCTTCCCTCCGGCGTCAAGAAATTCAAAGTAGGCTTTCTGCTCCGCATCGAACTCCGCAATCGTCATTCCATCGCGAAAAAACGGATACTCGGTGATAAGCTCAGTACAGTCCTTTTTCCACAATCTATGCATGGCATACTCTTCGTCTGTCATGTTTCAGCCCCCCATCCGCTACAATAGTGGTCAATCAAGTACCGAACTCTGCGGCGCTCAGCCTCATGTCTAAAATAGTCCGGCTCTATTTTACCATCACGCAGAAGTTGGCGCAAGTCACCAGTTAACGGAATATCTACCGCAGGGTCCATAACTACGCTCCATGCGCTGATTCGCTCACGCTTTCCGTATACAGCATAAACCTTTCCGTTATAGCCTGCGGCCACCATGCTCTCAAACTGGTCGGCGCCAAAGAACTCAATCATATCGTTAAGGGACAGTTCCCTTCCGCTCGGGTGAGAGTGCACATAGGAGAACCGCCCGTCAGGATGCTCTTCCACGAAGCGCCTAAACGCCTCTGAACTGCCGACAGAAACCTCGTCTCCCGCCTCCTCAAACACCCATTCCCCGGTCCGGGTATCTACGAGAACAAGGTGCTCGCCCTGTCGCTTCGCGCCCTCCTCGACTGTATGCTTCCCCGCCCTGGAGATGCTATCATTGACCGCATCTGAATAGCCGGGTATCGCAGTCTTGAAGGTGGCATCTTTCTTTACCGGTGCTGCTCCCCTGCCAAAATCGCTTGCGCCGGCAGATCGATGGCCGCCGCGCCCGAACCCGGCCACCATGGTCCGCTCCCGCTGGGTGGGCAGCCCCGTGGCCTTGGAGAACCGGGCGTATTCCTGGTTCAGTCTTTGGAGGCGGATGCGGTCAGTGGTCAGCTTTTCAGCGTCCCCCGCGGCCTCGTCCACAAGGATGCGGCTCTTCTGCCGCCGGATGGACCGCTCCACCTTCCTTTGCTGCTGGGTGGCCTCATACATGGTGTAGTGCCGCCCCTCATAGGTAACCCCCGCCTCGTTGTCCTCCCGGAACTCCCGAAGCTGCTTCGCGGTATACTGGGGGCTGTTGACGCCCAAGATGATTGGGAAAGCCGCGTGGCCGCAGTTCAGCGTTCCAATACGGCGCTTTAAACTGCCATTAAGGGCCTTATACCTTGCGTCGCTGTACTGCTTCCCCTGAATCGGCTCATGGTCCGGTGCGCTGGCGGCATGGGCTGATATCTCCCACCCGTCACACCCGAGGTCGTCATAGTTCTGCTGGGCTATCTGCTCCTGCATCAACCCCAGGCCGCCCATGATGTTCCGTCTGACGGCGGCCTCCAGGCCGGTATGTACCCCGCTTTCGTAGTCAATGACTCTCACACCCATGTCGGCAAGGTTTTTGGTCGCCCGCCGGATGGCTGTATTGTAGTCTGTCGCCCCGGTAAACACCTGCTCGAAAGCGTAGTCCATACACTTCCGGTAGGCATCCCGGAGGGGCAGGGCGTTGCCAAACGGGTCTACCATACCTAAGGTCTGAGTCAGGTTGGTAAAGCCGTCCTGCGCCAGTTTAACCGCCGCTGAAACCAATTGCTGCATAACCGCATTCTCGGCAAAGGGTATCGCCGCCGCTGTCGGCAGCCGGTCCAGGTCGAACCGATAGCCCACCTCCGCCGCCTGAGTCAGCAGTTCGTTTATCTCCTTCTGCGACTTTCCCAGCAGCTCCCGCAGCCTCTTTTTTACTTCCTTTTGGGATAGGCCAAGCTGCTGCGCCCGCCACACCTGATAGGCCGCTGAGCTGGTGAGCTGCCCCGCCCCGGACACACGCCGGGCAATGTCCTCCAAAAGAAAATCATTGATGGGGTCCGATATCTGGCCGGCACGGTCCCGTAAGGCTTCAATCTGCTCCGGGGTCAGCACGGTCAATCACCGCCAGTCATGGCTTCAATCTCAGGCATATAGTCCCGGCGTATCTTCATCAGGTCGGATGGGGTCTTACAGGGAAGGTTGAAATACCACGCCAAAGCCAGCTCCGGCTTGAGCAGCCCCGCCGCCACCATCTCCTTCCGCTCCGCCCACGCCTTATCCCGGTCATACAGGACGCCGTTCCCCCAGTCGACGGTCAGCGCGTCAGGGTCGAACTCCTTTCGCGGGCATAGCTTGTACAGATATCCCAAGGTACAACAGATGCGCATCGCCTCTCTCAAGGCCGCCTCCCACGCCTGCTGGAAGTCAATGATGGTCAGGTTGTAATCGCCCTCGCTGGAGGTGATTTCTGTAGCCGTCCGCTCCGCCGCTTCCACCTCGGACAGGATTCCACGCTTGAGGCCAATTTGGGATTCTACATTGCGGAGGTACTCCGTCTTTCGGGCGAGGAATGACTGCTCTCTGAGCGCCGGAGAGAAGATGGTGATGCCCACCTCATCCGGGGCGTCATCTATGGCGGTGAACACGTTGTCCACCAGTCTGCGCCGCTCTCCGCTCTCGTCCAACTCCATCATATCCGCGCTGGCGATAATACGGCTTTGCCCTCGCTCGAACTCCCCGTTGATTTGAGCCTCGTTGCGGTTGATATTGTGGATGAGGCCGGCGGCGGGAGCGTAGACCGACACCGAGTCGTCCGACCCGTCCACGCAGTTGACCATAGGCGTCTTGAGCAAGGCCATGCCCAGGCCGTTCAACGGCTCGCTCAGGGTAACCGCAGGCTCTAATGCGGCGTACTGCGGAAGTGCGCCAAGCGGTATCTCCGCGCCCAGGATGCTCTTATCCTCAGAGCGAAACAACCTGTTTTCGATGGTCAGATATCCGCTCTCATCCACCGTCCGCTTCTCAAGCAGCGTGTAATATTTCCCGCCGCTGGCAGTGTATTCGGCAGTCCCAATACTGGTTGCCTCGCCCTCCTCGTTCCGGGCCAACACCAGATAGCAGTCCCGGCGCACAGGAACGAAGTTGAACCCGCCCCGTGTGAGAACGGGCTTTATGTAGCAATCGCCGCCGATAAGGGCGAACTGCATCACCTTCTTGCGCACCTTCTCCAGCCGTTCCAGGCATCCCGATAAAAAGTCGTCTTCCACAGCAGCCGTGTACTCAGAAAAAGTCGTCTTAGTGAGCTTATTCACCACCACATACGGAATCCGCTGACATGGGTCCTCCTCCTTGGCCGGAACGGTATCGAAGTAGAGACTGAACCACTCTTGAATTGCTTTCTTCATAGGGCCGGTGGTGATGTCCCTCGCCCTGAGTGCCTGCTCCACCGACACCTGATTGCTAAACAGCGCCGAGAGAATACTCACGGCTTCACCTCCCCTGTGTGGATGGTAATGCGCTTCTGGCACCGCATAGCCCGCTCAACACCACCGATATAGGCTTTCAGTCGCTCTATCTCGTGGCGCTGCTCGGTCACCACGGCGGACAACCGTTCGTTGGTCTCCATCAGCTCATCCTTGCAGTAGGCGGGCAAGAACTTGTTGTAAAGCCAACGCTTGAATTTACTCATCGCCCTCTCCCCCCAAGTCCAGCCCGCGAACCTTTCTCCGCATAACCGTGCTGCAAAAATATCTGATATCATCCATAGCATGGTCGTTGACCTTTAAGGGCTTGTCCACCTCGCCCTTATCGTCCCAGCAATAAAGCCCAAACTCCCTGATAGCGTCCTTGCAGTCGGTGTGGATCAGGATGCGGCCGGCTTTCAATAGCGTAGCCGTCAGGCGGATGCCGGGAAGGACCTCGTTTCGGGCCTTACGTACGGAAAACCGCCCATGCCTCCGAATGGTTTCAATAAAGCTGGCCGCCGATGGGTCCACGATGATATGCTCAATTGGCAGATTCCCGGCCAACCGCTCCAGTTCAGCATAATATTCTTCGTCCGTCTTCAAGGCTTGTCTGCCGCGGCCCGAATAGTAATACTCCCGGATGCGTACCGCCCTTTCCCCATCGAAGCACCACAAGCCCGCCGAGAACGGGTTCAGCGTACCGTAATCGCAGGAGATGAAGTATCGGCCATACTCCGGGGCTTTGTCTGTTGTATGTTTAACCTTATCGAACTCATAGACAAGCCCTTCCGCCAAGCACCACTCGCCAAGGATATAGCGCCGATAGAACACGCCGGAGTACATGGATTCATACCGGGCTTTAATCGCCGGGTCCAGCGATAGATTGTCCTCCATCGTGAAGTGCAGATGCAGGGCGTTGTGCTCGTCAACCTTGCACACCCACTCTTTGTAGAACCAGTGCTCGGGGCCGTTCGGGTTACAGTTGAACCAAAATTTGGACCCCTTCACAGAGCATCGGGCCAATGCCTGCTCCACGAAGCTGCGGGGCATCAAGGCCACCTCGTCCAGCAGCACCCCCGCCAGCGTCATGCCTTGGATGAGGGCATAGCTTGATTCATCCCGGCCTCCGAAGAGGTAGTAGGTGTTGGCCCGCCCGTCGATGGTAACAGTCACCTTGTTCTCACTGCGGCTCTCTGTCACCAGGGCCAGCCCCTCCAGCCAGAGCGGGAGATTTACAATGACATTGCGCCGCAGGCTCTCAATGGTCTTTCCGCAGATGGCGAATTTCTCACCGTCAAAGGCGGACAGCGACCAGAGGATGAACCCCACCGCCATACACAGCGTCTTGCCAGACCGGACGGACCCGTCGCAGATGATTGCATCCCTGTCCCTGAACTTGGGCCGGTTCCACCATGTCAGCGCCAAGAGCTGCCGCTTACTGAACTTCTGGTAGGTCATTGGCGTCCACATCCTCTTCTGCGCTCTCCTTCACGGCGTCGAGAAGGTTGTTGTTCTTCTCCCGGCCCTCTCCGCTTTTCCCATCAAACATCCCCAGGTGCTTCCCCAGGCTGTCCAGTGCCCCCAGCTTGTTTGCCAGCTTGTACTTCTTCGTGTAGCCCACAAACTCCCGGCTCTCCCCGGCGCCCTCGTACTCCTCCAACACATCCAGGCCCACCAGGGCGGCGGCGGTATCGTCGTCTAACTGGTTGATGTCTTTTGGCTTACCGTTCTCCATGAAGAGCTTTCGGGGGTCGAAGAACGCCAGCCGGGCGTATTCCAGAAGCACGCGGTCCTGGGTAACTTCTACCCGCTTAGACCGCTTATCCATCGCCTCCTGAATGGCAGTTTGAATTTCAAGTTTCTTCAAGTTCTGCTGTCCGATGGCATACGCCGTCTTGGAACTGTACCCCGCCCTGATGGCTGCCTGTGTGGCGTTCAGGTCCACCAAGTACTCTTCAACGAATCTCTCTTGCTTCACTGTCAGCGCCACACCCTCACCACCTCCAAAAAAGAGCCACCAGCCCGTAAGCTGACAGCCCATTACCATATTTCGAGCACTGGACAACTACCGCCTCCCGGCGTACAATACCACCGAAGGAGGCGGACTCATGACGGATAAAACGGATAACCTCACCCAGGCCCTTATCGACGCCATGCGCAAGGAGTACGAAGGAACTGAAGAGGAAAAGCAACCGCCAGAGGATTGAGGTCCCCTGGCGGCTTTGTTTTTGGCCGCGGATAAACCCAGCTATTGCAGGGCTTCCACTGCTACGGACTGCCGATTTTCGGCCGCCCTCTTTTGGTGCCACCGTCGGCCTCATGCGGCCAAAAGCGGCATGTACGGCTTCCCGCTTAGATTGTCACACATCCATGCATACCATCACAATCAGTTCTCTTTACCAGAAAACCTGTTTCAAGTCCGCATCTACTTGGCGCAGTTTTCAGCGGGCATTATCATTCTGGGTGAGGCACACCGCCGCTCTCGCATCGTTCGGGCGCGACCCGACATCTGGTGGACCGTCCAGGAATCGAACCTAGACCAAACAGTTATGAGCTGCCCGCCCGGCCTTCGGGATAACGGTCCATATTGGCGGATTCCGTCTCTACACGCTCCGCCAGGCGCAGCCGCTTTCTATGTGTCGGCACACCGGGGCAGGTCATAGCTGCCACCGCTTCCGCCTCCATGACAGGCGGGCGGCGTTCTCACTTCACCGGCGCGTAACGTCCGCTCCAAGCCTCCGGTATAGTGTCTTTCCACAGTCAGCTCCGTGGCCTTTGGAGCAGTGAAACGAGCCACCCATGGGACACATCCGTTCGAGAGGTGCGGGTGGGTCTGTGTGCCCTCGGCCGGCCTCGAACCGGCGACCACGACTTCGCGGCGTAGCTCTAACCACCTGAGACTTACAAGGGCGTATAGCCCACTCAGGGCTATAGTGCAGGGTTACGGCTGTCCTGCGGGCCGTCCCGGATATTCCGCCGGGCCGGGGCGACTACAAACATGGGGCAGGTATATCCCGCTTCCCGCTGTTTTTCCTAGTATAGTTATATCATCGAAAATATGGGAACTACAAGGAACTAACATCAATTTCTGATAGAGCTTTCCCGTGGAGGGACGTTACCCATCTGGAACTGATATCCATGATTTCAGCCACCTTCTCCCAGCTTTTAATGCCATCTATGTATTTCAGCCGGAGAACCTGACGCAACTTCGCGTCATTGATACCCTCGATAGCGGCTCCAATTGAGCGCCTGAGCCGAACCGCCTTACGCCTGCTCTCGGCCAATTCGCCCGCCAAGGCATCAACCTCTTCAATGGCGGTCTCTATGCTTCGCCCACCATCTCCGCCACCAGGAACCATCTTGATTATTGTGGTCATCTTCTCCGCCTTGGAGTACCACCGGGCTATCTCCTGCTCCAGGCGTTCCGATTCCTTCTCGGCCTCCCGGTATTTGAGGAGCTGTTCTTTCTTCTCTTGGCTTGTCATGTAAGACCTCCTCAGCCTCCTCCGCACTCTCGCAATACTTGCTCATATACCATCCCGGCCACCATATCTCAACCCGTATCAGCATCTCCACAGGCCACGCAGGGGACGCAGGGCAGACCGTGGCGCGGACTCTGCGGTCTCCGAGTGTACGGTCTAGGGTCAACGGCTTGCACTGTCTCAGAGCCGTGGAGAGGGCAGAGAGGTCATCGGCAGTCAGCAACATCACGGGCGGCCTCCATGCGGGTCTTGTCCTGGTCAATCATGCTCGGCCTCCTTCGGCGGCTCCGGCAGGGGCATCCAATGGGTGACGTACTGCGGCCACCGCATATTGCTCCATCCCGTAATATCAAACCATACCGGCTCTACTCGCCCTCTGCTACATACCAGATACCACCCGAACCACTCTGGCAGCCTCTCCTTGACGCTAATCCACTCAGCCGTTGTTCTCACCTCCATCAAAACGCAACCGCCCACAATTGTCATACATCATGGGCTTGTCTTGGACGCCTAAAAGAATTTTGTACGCGCGTCTTAATTGCTGAAGGTCAAAATACCCGAAGTGACACTCTTCAGCAGACATCCCCATCTGCTCCGCCAGCCAGCAGTACAGGTCTTGACGCTTCTTTCCGGCCTTCGGCTTGCCCTTCCACATTGGGTCAAAAAGCCCGTGGCACGCCATTTTCCCTTTGCGCATACGCTCGTCGGCAAGCAATCCAAGGGCCTCACGGGGCCGTGGTTTGTGTGTTCCGGTATACGAGCCGCATTTCGTGCAGTAATAGCACTTTCCGCTCCCATACTCCCGGCCATATACCTTTGCGTTGCTGGTGTATATGACCGGGCCACCGCACAGATTGCAGTGTTTGGGGTGCTTGTTTATCAATTCCCCTCACCTTCGTCCATTCGAGCGCCGCAGTTGGGGCAGTAATGCATAGGATAAAACGCCTTCTTGAACGCTCCTTGTGATGGGTAT